GCTGTTGTTTGTTGTGTTTGAGTGGACATGATAAAAATGAATATCTAAATGAATTATAAGCATACTCACTTTGTTATGTGGTAATGATGTTAACAATTAGTAACAATTTAAAACGGGACAGATAGAGAGAGACAGGGACAGTCTCATTTTGTGCGACGGTTGCGACTGTCTAAATTATTATGATGTAGGACTATTAAACCAGCATCAAAGCTAGTCATACCAATAGATTACAGCGAAAAAAAAATATTTATTGCCTTGGTTTGTTACAACATTATACAAAAAAAATTACTATATAGGCTTTTTTAGACCCCCTATAGGGGTAATCGCGGCGGCGGTCATATCGTTATGCCTTTGGAAATTTATGACAAAAATTTCGACACCTATTTCTTTGGATTAATAACAATAATACTAATCTCTTCTAGTAACTCTTTATCTAATATCCACTCACTCTCTATAGCTCTAATATTTAATACAGCATTAGCAGCTTTCTCATTATTATCTAGATCACATCCCACTGGTACGTCCAGAACTAATAGATCTAACCTTTTATAAACCTCTATAAGGCTTTGTCTTATAACTTTTCTATAGTTATTGTTTTTTCTTCTCATAATCAGATAAGATGTATAGGTTGCGGTTGTGGCGGAATTGGTAGACGCGCTTGTTTTAGGCACAAGTGGAGTAATCCGTGAAGGTTCAAGTCCTTTCAACCGCATAAATACGGTATAAGGTATGGTCTTGATTAGACCTTTATATGTTTAGGGTAAAAGGACGCTCGCTTCGCTCGCTTAGAAACACTGGGTTCTCAGCCTTGATTGAGACACTTTTATAGAGGCTTATACATTCAGGAGGACGCTCAAAAAACCTGATGTATTGGGGGTTTGACGGATACATAGGAAAGACCCCTAGAATCTCAAGGGGTCAATCTCACCGCATATCCACACAGGGACGCACCACTTTCCCTGCTTACATATTGGTAATGAACTGTTATCTACCTTTTGTCCAATCATAGACAGTGTTTGAGGGAAATTTCTTATCTATAAACGTCCCACCTTTAACTAAGATGTCACAGGCGGCGTGAGGATGGTCTGCAAAGGCTGTTTCCATAGCTTTCCACTCTTCATACCTACGAGCTGCTGAAGCCTTGGCTGCGCTGATTGCAACGGCATCTGTGAACCATTTAACACCTTGGGCTAAAGCGTCAGCACGGTCATCATGTTTTAGACAGCCAGCCATCTTTCTTATCCTAGACATTTGATAACCCAACATATACTCCAATCTTTTCTCTGGAGGTTCGTTAGGGTTGCTGTGATAGTCGTATTCCCAAACCTTTGGATCAACAATAAGCTTGTGTTGGTTCATTACAGGTTCAAGGGTATCTATTATTCTGTTTTCTTTTCTTGTTGTAGCTCTAACCCCGTCTAAGGTTGCTTGTAACTGTTGCTGTGTAGCATGACGCTTAAGTAATTCAGTGACCATACCATCGCCAAAGTTTTCTTCTATAACTAATCTTGTCGCTTTGTATCGCTTGGCAAGACGAATAATACCAGAAAGTGTTTCGTCGGTGTAACCTTGTCTCCAAGCTTTGATGTCTCTAACGAAAATGTATCCATTAGCTTGAGATAAGATGACGGCGCAAGTTTCATCAGCCCCTCGTCCCGACGTATCCAACGATAAAATCGTCTCAGAAAACGGAATTGCTCCCGTGTCAATGTGCATGGGCGAGTAGAAGCGGTCATTAGGTAGCCCCACAGCAGCCAGTTCCGTAAGCATGTAGCGAGGATCGGCACTCCAAACATACCGTTCAGCACATTCTTCTCCTAAAGGCGTAACTATTAGATCTTGGAATTTAAGTGGATATTGTTCAGCGTCTGACAGGCTAGTATCTAGCTGAAACTGAAGCATAAAGTTAGACCTACCCATAGATACTTCTCTTTCAGCAAGGTCTATATCTGTGAACCTTGTATCAGTAGGATCACCCTTTTTTGCTCCCTTTTCTATATCTTCAACAAGTTGTGGAGCGAGCAATCCTTCGTAGTTTTGGGGGTTACTAGGATACCTAGCCGTCCAAACAAAGGGCTTGTAGCCCCTCTCAGAGAGCTTTCTATACACAGTAAACGTACTTTGAGGCGTTCCTAAGAACAAAATGCGAGAATCTTCCTTTGGTGTGATAATCGCCTCAGCCTCAGTAATTAGCTGTAATAGTTTCTCCCTCTGGACATCAGTTGCAGAGTTGTTAACTACCTCTACGTCATCAAAACAAAGTATGTCAGCTCTTCCCCCCGTTAGCTGTGAGCCTATCCCCTTCGAGGATACACTTGGCTGTTGATGGGGCTTTGCATTGCCTACATCGAATGAGATCCTCGACCATCGCTGATCGTCTGACCTCGGACGCATGTGACTTATCCATGAAATATCTAAGATTAATTTTTGACAAAAGATAGAAAAGTTATCAGCTCTTTCTTTACTAGCTGAGATAACCATAATCTTTTTATCTGGGTCTTTATATAGAACCCAAAGTACATAAGCAGCCGTAATCCAGCTCTTACCAACTCCACGAAACGCCTGTATCTGTATGCGTTTTCCACCATGTTGTAAGTAATCAGCTATTGCGAACTGCGCTCTAGTCGGTGTTGGCAAGTTAAGTTCCCGCCAAATCAGTGTTAAAAACACCTTGAAGTCTGATCTTATAGTCCGATCTACTAAATATTCTTTATTTCTCATGTTGCAATGTGGAAATGAATGTGCTATAATGCTAGTGACGGGCTAAACGCTCGTCGAGTACACTAAACACAATGTATTAATTATGGCACTTGCTTTATTACCAGAAAAGCTGAATCTTAACTTCAGCCCATCTAAAGAGTTCCCACGCTCTACCCACCATACAGGATTCCACTCAATGATACGGAATCCACATCCTAAGAAGGAACGTCATGGTGATTGTGGTACAAGAGCTATCTGTCTAGCATTAGGTATTGACTACCAAACAGTCTGGAACGCTGCTACTAAGATGAAGCAGATGAACGCACCAACTTATTGTTACAACTATGGCGGTGGCTATGTTGAATACAAAAAATCCAAGGCAACTGCTACATGGGGTTTGTCCAAAAGAGATCTTATGGATACACTTTCATACCTTGGCATTGATAATAGCTATACATGCTTAAAGACATTTGATTTTAAGTTCAACAAAGAAAATGTACCACCTCTCTGTATAGCACACCTACCTAGACATTGGGTTGCCGTTAGAGACGGCGCAATCTGGGACAGCTACGATAGCCGTGGTACTAGACCTAGAAAGCTAAGAGGTTATGTTATGTTTAACAAAGATGACTTAGCAAGACTTAATCTTCTAGGCGTTTAATCTCTATATCAAACAAGCCGTCCACTTCGGACGGTTTTTTTGTGACTATTGTTTTTGGTAACTCTTCTAAATCTTTTTTGTAGTCGGCTATAGCTTTATCTACAGTTAGTTTAGTTTTAGTTTCGAGGTACTTTATCTCGAAGTCATATAGATAAGCTTTTAAGACCCAAGCTATAGGTGCTGGGAAGATCTGACTAAGGATCTTACCCAGCTTTTTAAATGTTGATGTCTTAAAAAGTATCTTATCTTTTCTTCTTGCCTTTCTTTCCACCTTTGCAAGATCCTTTTCCTTTATGTGCCATTACTTTTTCCTCATGTTTTTAGAAATTGCTTTGGCTACAGCTCTAGGCATCTTTGGATTTTTAGCCATTAACTTTTTAGCTGTACCATTTGTTTTAGATTTTTTTACGGGCTTGCCGTATCCTTTTCCCATTGGCATAGTTAACACTTCCATCTTCTAAGGGCAAGAGCCTTGCGAGTAGGCTTGCCGTTTGGTTTTTTCATTGCTCCCTTTACACCTTTCATTCTCGCGCAGAAAGATTTTTTTCTTTTACCACCTTGGGGCTGAGGTGCTTTTAAGTTTGAGCCTGTAGCTCTGTTGTACTTAGCTCTACCTTTAGCAGTTAGTCCGCCTTTCTTTGACTTCTCTCCTCGACCTATAGATAGGCTTACGGATTTAGCCATTAGCTGCTTGCACCACCTGTAGAGGATGCACCTGTAACTCTGTTGCGAGCTACGCATGCGTCGATTATTGCTAACACGTCTTTAACTGTGCTTGCTGTTGTAATAGCTGCTAAAGCTGTATCTGCTGTAGCGTCGATTTTTATAGTGCCGTATCCACGACTATGTATTGTTGCTGCTCTTGCCATTTTAAAAATAGTTAATAAAAATTTTTCAACGGGTAATGACCCTTTTGCTTGGTTACATGCTCTGCATGCGGTTACGCAATTATGCGAATTAGTTTCACCACCCTTACAGAGTGGACGAACATGATCTATTGTCAGCTCTTCACTAGAACCACAGTAGAAGCATCTGTTTCCGTCTCGGAGTTTAATCTGTGACCTCCATATTCTTTTTGCATCACTAGAGCGAAAAGTAATAAGGTTTGCCATAAGATCTCCGTATTCAGCCATAAGTTCATTTACTTTAATGTTGATTTACCGTTCTTTCCATTTCTGGCACGGTTCTTAGATTTACTCTCTCGAACTAACGTGCCTTTCTTTGTATGACTTAGATCACCTCCTCCTTTACCAGCTATTCCACGACGGCGACGCTCCGACCATCTTTTAGAATCTGCTTTCTTTAGCCTGTCTTTTTTTGCACCGCTGGCTAAAGAACCTTTTTCTTTCTTACGGTATAGGCGATCATAAGCTTTTTTCTTGCTTGCTGACGCTTTGTTCTTTTTATAAAAGCGTGACGTTGAGGAAGTCATTTCATGTGTTTCTTAACATCATCAAAATCAAGTTCTGGTATAAGACCAGCTAAACCAGCTAAAGGACTTGATTCAGAAGCAACACCTGTTACGTCATTTGCCTTTAGCCAATCACAAGCTGCTTTCAGATCTGCTGTTGAAGCTTCACCTGATTTAATTCGATTGATTAATTCTTGTGTAAGTAGATTATGTAAGTTTTCAAAATCTCCTTCTTTTGCTCTATTTGCCATTAGCTTTATTGATTGCTTCTAGTAATTGTAGATTGTGGTAAAGAGGTAGCAAAGGCATCAAAATCACAAAATTTACTAAAAGTGCCAAAAAAAGTCCTCTCAGAATCGCCTGTGAGGGGCTTGTAAATTTGTCCATGGGTGTTTGTACCTTCGATTATTCGAGTTCTAAGCCTTTTTTAACTATTGCTAACGCTTGGTCATCTAGCTTATTATCACTTTGCTGTACTAGCTTTTCAAGTAAATCTACTACGAATACTTTAAATTTTTCACTTTTTAAAAAAGTTAAAACGATTGGTTTTAGGATTGCTAACATTTTCTTTTGGTAATAATGATTGTATTGGAACGACATCACTGCATATGTGAGCCACTCTTGAATTTGGTATAAAGGTAAATCCTTTTTGCTGAATTTCTGTACATTTCAATGCACGAACAAGTTCGTAGTCAAGTCTCATTTTTTCTTCTTGGCGTTTAGCTATAGCCAAGCATTGATCTACACTTTTTTTTGATAAAGGGATACTAAAATTTACTTGAAAACCCCAGTTTTGGTTAATATTATATCCATCTTCTGTTTCTGGTTTTGTATCATTACCCATGTAAAATGGGCTAAAAGTTAAAGTACTTCCATTACACATGATATTGCTACCATAGTGTTGTGAAGAAGCTGCGCCATTATTTTGAAATTGCACAGCTTGATTTGTCACATTTCCAGTAGCAGCCGCTACAGGATTTGATTTATTAACAGTATCTCCTTCAGCATAAACTGGGGTTATTGTGAGAATACAGAAAGCGAGTTGGTAGTAGAGTTTATTGTGAAGTTGCGAGTATAATCTCTTTGCTCTACTAAGCCAGCCGACCTGTTTGTTGTTTCTAGAGTCCACGGTAAAGTTGTGTCTGTAACTGTAAATACGGCATCACCACCAGCTATACCAGCACTTGCTGATGCTGTAATATTTGTTCCGCTCCAAGTCTTTACTTCAGCTCCGAAAACTTGAACCTGTTCTGTCTCAACCAAAGTTGTAGTTGTAGTTGTCGTTGAATTAAGTGACCCTGTAGTAAATTGTGGAGTTACGGTGTTAGCTAAGACTGCACTTGGTGACAGTAATGCTATAAATATTAGTAATTTTTTCATGGTTTTTTTGCTGTTCCATTGCCATTTCCGTTGCCATTTCTACCTCCAATACCTTTTACACCCATAGCATAAGCTGAAGATGAAAAGATAGAAGCTATAAATGTACTATCGAAGTCTAAAATTTTTTTGTCGTGTATTTTTATGTAGTTACACGATAAGAGAACCATTGACCAAAGAAGAATAAACACAGTTATTGCGTCTTTGAGCCACTCTCTTTTGTCCTCGTGATCCATACTATTGCCTTTTTAATTATTGGTTTCATTGCAGTAACACACCATTTAAAAATAGCGGTTGCTGTAAGTGTTGCGGCAACAGAAACAACAGCAGTACTACCAGCCGTAATTAATATTGCATTTTCTGGTACAGGTATTTTGAAATCGAGTATTGGTATATCTAATTTTCTCATACCTGTATCTGTTTCTTTGCTTTCACTTTCAACACCATCGGGAGGTCGCAAATTATTAGGTGGTACGACCATGATTGGATAAGATGGTACATCTGCTGTAGGTAAAGGTATAGATATTGTTTCTATATTTTCTACTGGTGGAATTATTATGGTGGGTAACTCCATTACGCATCAAAATGTCTTTGAGGAAAAGCATTAATTTCTAGAAAAACCCATCCTTTAGTTTTATCTTTTTGATATAACTCGTCATCCCAATAATATTCTTCTAAATCTGAAAAATCGTCATGCAAGACAGGGTAAGGTATAGGTGGCATCCATCTATTGTTATCATCGAGAGTCCAATCTATACCTTGTTTAACGTCAGTAAAAACACCTCTTGATTTTACATAAGTACCACCGATTGTTGCATAATTACTAGGATCAGTTTTTATCCACTCTACGTTTTCTTCAGCTGGTATGGTATCTATAAAATCTTGTTCCGCAACAATAACTTGTTCAACTATGTTGTTTTTTACTTTTGCAAATGTTGTCATGGGTTATAAGTTCCTGAGCTATTAAATTGATGGTATGTATAACCTCCTGAGCTAGTAACAGTACCTCCAGAGCCTCTTTGCGCCCCTTGATATCTGATAATCACAACACCGCTACCACCTATGCGATTAACGTCAGCATAAGTGAACTCGGTTGGTGTACCAGCACCATTACCAGTATTGGCTGTGCCACTATAACCACTACCACTTATTGTTCCTCTAGCAGCGTAAGAAACTCCGTTTAACCAAGTTCTATCACTGCTTGAAAGTTCTCCACCTTCTCCTCCACGACCATATTGAGTTTTGTAGTTTGGGTGAAAGTTAGTTGTCGCATAACCATTGCTTGCAGCGGTTCCTTCTGGTGGTGTATATCCACCAGCGTTTCCGCCACCGGCTGCGTATGCACCACTGTTAAATCTTTGTACACGCCAACCACCGCCGCCGCCAGAACCGCCGCTATTTCCGTTTCTTAGACCGCCGCCTCCGCCGCCGCCAGTAGATGAGTTACCATTAAATGAGGAGTTGCTTCCATTACTTGCACCATTACCTCCATACCAAGGTATGCCGTTGCCATTACCGCCAGCACCAACGGTTACTGTCATACCAGCTGATCCGGCTGTAAGAGTTGTAGCTGTATTGAACTGACGATAACCTCCAGCACCACCAGCTCCAGTTCCATAACCACTTCCTCTACTTCCGGGTGCGCCTCCACCACCAGCTACAATTAAGTACTGTATGTCGTAGGTATTAGCAGTTCCGTAAAAGTCAGCAGCTAATTGTATTTCACCAGAGCTAGGTGCATTTCCTTTTCCGTGATATTCAGAGAGTTGGTGAGGGGCTGACCCCCCAAACTCTGTGGCTATAGCACCTAATGAGACTTGACCTGAGCTTACTATTGGCATTACTTAGCCTCCAATACTTTTATTCTTGCCGAAAGTTCTTTTATTGCTTCAATCAAAATAGAATTTATGCCAGCATAGTTAACAGCTTTGTATGTATTTCCATCTGGGTTAGCAACTGTTTTAACAACTTCTGGTAATACTTTTTCTACATCTTGAGCTATAACACCAGCACTTTCACCATCATTTTCCTTCCATTTGAAAGTAACACCTTTTATGGCTTCTACTTTACTTACAGCATCAGTAACGATTGTTATATCTTTTTTAAGATTTTCGTCAGATGCGGTAGTTGTTGAGAAAGCATAAACATCACCATCTGCATGGAAGTCACCATCAGCTT